CAACCCAACGCTGGCTCGCCGGAGAGCCCCCAGCGTTGGCCTTTTGCTCGGTTGTATTATTACCCCCCCCCTAGTAAACATTTAACAAAAGGTTTACTGAGATGTGAAGAAGGATTGTTAAGGTTAACAAGCCTTAAGTACTTGATACTCGTAGGAGTGTTATGTACCGAGCATGGATGCAGATGAAGCGAAAAATGGATATTGAGCGTTTGACAGATGGGCAATTGTTGAACCGTCATGGTGAACAGTTGTATATTGCTATCCATGAAGATTGGGCCAATGAGCCTTATACATATTTGGATCAATTGGGTGCTGAATTACGTTCTAGGAATGAGGCAGAATGAAGTTGTTTGAATTTTATCCGTTGGAACAACGTGTAGATTGCTGGGCTGCACTTGATAATTTTTCAGGTGCTGTCAACTGGGTAGTTGAAGTTGACAATCGTTATCTCGACAACCTATGGATAGAGGTGGGAGAATGAATCAGCAGAAACGCCATTGGTGTTCTACGGTATGGCCTAAACATATGGGATATGAGGCCACTGATGATGA